GACATCAAGTGCTTTGAAGACTACGATACCGCTATGGCATTTGCCAAACTTATACGGAACAATTATAATTATGTCAACTTTTATGAGGAACGAGTAGATCAATGGGATTCTTAGACACCGTAATTAAAGAAAGTGGAAACGAGTTTGCTGGTCTGGTTAGCGAAGGAATTGCTGCTGGCGACATTACTGATTATGTCGATACTGGCAGTTATATCTTTAACGCCTTGGTTAGTGGTTCGTTGTTTGGAGGTCTTCCTTCCAATAAGGTTACTGCCTTGGCAGGAGAGAGCAGCACGGGCAAGACTTTTTTTGCTCTCAGTGTCGTTCGTAATTTCCTTAATGCTAATCCTACAGGTGGCGTCATTTATTTTGAGACTGAATCCGCCATTTCCCGTGACATGATTGAGTCTCGTGGCATTCCTTCTGATCGTATGATCATCATGCCTGTCGCCACTATCGAAGAGTTCAGGACACAAGCATGTAGAATCCTTGACAAGTACCTCAAAGAACCCAAGGACGAGCGTGTGCCCATGATGTTCGTGCTGGACTCCCTTGGTATGCTCTCGACCAATAAGGAGATGGAGGACGTTGCTAACGACAAGCAGGTTCGTGACATGACTAAGAGTCAATTGATCAAAGGTGCCTTCCGTGTGCTTACCCTAAAATTAGGACAAGCCCAAGTGCCCATGATCGTCACCAACCATACATATGATGTGATCGGTTCCTATGTCCCAACAAAGGAGATGGGTGGCGGCACAGGTCTAAAGTATGCTGCTTCTACTATCATCTATCTTAGCAAGTCTAAAGAACGTGATAGCAAAAAGGAAGTCGTTGGCAACATTATCAAATGTGAGGCAAAGAAGTCTCGCCTAACTAGAGAGGGTAGTAAAGTTGCAACACGTCTATTTTTTGACGAGCGTGGATTGGACAAGTATTACGGCTTACTGGAACTGGGTGAACAGTACGGAGTCTTCCAGCGGGTCGGTAATCGGGTTCGTGTTGGGGAATCTTCCGTTTATCCTTCTGCTATTCTGGCTGATCCCGAAAAATACTTCACCCCCGAAGTGATGGAACAACTCGAAGAAGCAGCACGTAAAGAATTCTCCTATGGCAATTGAGCGTATTGAACAAACTATCTTGCGTAATCTCCTTTTTACTGAGGAGTATTACCGCAAGGTAGTTCCCTTTTTGAAAGCAGATTATTTCCAAGAATATCATGAAAAGATTATCTTTGAGGAGATTGCTGACTTCGCTTCTAAGTATGACAAAATCCCTACTCAAGAAGTGCTTACGATCAATCTACAAAATCGTAATGACCTTACTGACGATGCGTACCAAGATTCGGTATCGACAGTACAGGGACTCACAGATGAGTGGGTCGATTACGAATGGCTCCTTGACGCCACAGAGAAGTGGTGCCAAGATAGAGCAATCTACCTTGCCCTCATGCGGTCTATCAAGATCGCAGATGGAGGCGATAAGAAAATATCAAAGGATGCGATACCAGGCATACTCCAAGAGGCCCTGGCAGTATCGTTCGACGAACACATAGGACACGATTACATTGAACAAGCAGAAGACCGCTATGATTTCTACCACAGAGTTGAAGAGAAAGTCCCCTTTGACCTTGATAAGTTTAACTTCATTACGAAAGGTGGTCTCTCTAACAAGACTCTCAATGTCGCTCTTGCTGGTACAGGCGTCGGGAAGTCTCTATTCATGTGCCATGTTGCTGCTGCCGCGCTCACTCAGAACTACAACGTTCTCTACATTACATGTGAAATGGCAGAGGAAAAAATTGCTGAGCGAATTGACGCAAACCTTCTAAATGTTCCTGTCAAAGATATTGCAGAACTACCGCAAGTTCTCTTCACTAGCAAGGTTCAGGAGATTGCTAGGAAAACTCAAGGAAAACTTATTATCAAGGAATATCCTACAGCGTCCGCCCACGCAGGACACTTCAAGGCACTCCTGAGTGATCTTTCCCTCAAGAAAGATTTTAAACCCGACATTATCTTTGTCGATTATCTAAACATCTGTGCTAGTGCGAGGTATAAAGGTGCGATTGTTAACTCTTACACGTATGTCAAAGCGATTGCTGAGGAGCTGCGGGGTCTTGCTGTGGAATGTAATGTACCTATTGTCTCAGCTACTCAAACTACTCGTTCTGGTTATGGCAACTCTGATCCTGACCTTACCGATACTTCTGAGTCTTTTGGTTTGCCTGCCACTGCTGATTTTATGTTCGCTCTCATCTCTACTGATGAGCTTGAACAACAGGGTCGCCTCATGGTCAAACAACTTAAGAACCGATACTCAGACCTTGTTACCTCACGAAAATTCATGGTGGGAATTGACAGATCCAAAATGAGGCTGTATGATGTAGCGGACGATGCTTCCGCTATCAGCATCGACACAGAAGACACAGGAGAACAGTTCTCCCAATTCTCTGAAACACAAAACCGACTTTCTAAATTTGCTGAGTGGAACGTATGACTATTGAATTCAAAAAATATGAAGAGTTTGTCTCTACGGTTACTTCCGATGCTTCGACAAACTTTGTTGACTTCGCTGATCGTATTGGCGAGTTGGACCGTGAAGGTGCCAATATTGAGCGTCTCCTTACTGCTGGTGTTGGGATTAATGCTGAAGGTGGTGAGTTCCTTGAGATCATTAAGAAAATGGTTTTCCAAGGTAAACCTTGGAACCGCGACAATCGAGAGCATCTCATTATTGAGTTGGGTGATCTTATGTGGTATGTGGCACAAGCAACTATGGCGCTAGGTATCTCTATGGAAGATGTGCTTGATCGCAACATTTCTAAACTTGCAAAGCGTTATCCCGAAGGAACCTTTGATTCCTACTACTCTGAAAACCGTGCTGCTGGCGACCGATGAAGACTAGATTTATTTTGTTTACCAAGGACTCATGTGGTCCTTGTGGTCTCGTCAAGCGATACTTCAATAGTATCAAAGACGAGCGTACCAGTATCATTGAGGAAGTCCACCTTGAAGACTTCAGTGATGAACCAATCCCAGAAGAGAACCTTGCTCTTGCTAAACAGTATGGTGTGACTGCTACTCCTGTTCTAATCATCATTGATGAAAATGAGAAACTGCTTGAGACTTACTCAAGTGGTATGCCAATCACCCAGAACATCCGTAAACTATTTGATAAGTACGGTGTATAGTCTCTGGATTCATGTGGTAGCATTCTTCCAAGTTGTTGTGATGAATTGCATTCAACCTGTCAACTGGAAGTATTGTTATCGGGTGGACCAGTGGTTACTTCCAGATCTTGTAGAGGGATACGAGATCTGGACAAAGCAAAAACATCCCTACCAAACCGAAAAAGAATATCTCAAAAGCATTCCTCCCTCTAAATATTAGTGGGAGGATTTTTTGTATGGCATATCAAAACGTAAAGGCATCTGATATCTTATATCCAATTAAGACTAAGAGTCAGAGAACCACCATGCAGAACATCTTTAGAGCTGCTGGAAGCAATGCAATTTTCAGAGTTGATAAAGATGACTGGGACATGAAACAGTTTCCTCTACCAGATAAAAACCGTAGAGGAACAAAGCAGATTACTATTAAGTCTAGTGCTGCTACAATCAACAATATTATCAAAGCGTATAGGAATAAACCAAACACTGATACTTACAAAGAGAGTGAGTACATCACAATTATCTTCAGGATTGGTCAGGCATATAACAGACCACAAAAGGTAAAGTTTGAAAAGACTGGTAAGTTGGTAGACTCCCAGGGCAGGTCAATTTCTGATGCTACGATGACTGCTATGCAGGAACTTGGATCTGCATGGGTGTTTCACAGAGCATTCAAAAGAGCTGGTGGTTTTAATAACTGGCAAGCAATCAAAAATGACGAAGAAACTTTTGATGTTCTTAGAGATATCTGGAAAAAACTTGGTGATGTAGAAGGACCTGATGATGACTGGGTAGAAAATTTCTACGCACAAAGTAAAGCAGTCCTTGCAAATATCAGGAATGGAAAGTTTGATGAGTTTACCCGTGGATCTTCTCATTCGAGTGTCACTGCTGCAGGCAAAACATACACACTACCTGGTATGAAAACGAGTGATACCTTTATGGAATATGTAACTGATTTTGTTAAGGATAACTATGGTATCTCACAGAAAGATAACTGGGATCCTGCTGACATTTGGATGATTCGACATGAAGAAAAATATAGAAAAGCAATTGATGATACTTGTAAGTATGATGGTCCAAAAGGATCTCCTAGTATGACTGCTCAACTTCTTCAGTTGAATGCAATTCTTAGATCTGCATATAAGAGAAAAGATATTGTCGGTATATCTCTCAAGAAAGTTTCTGGAAAAACAGCGAAGTTTCAAGCAGTTAATGTCAGTGGAAAGTTCTTGCAGCAGAGACAAACAGGAAATAAATTTACACTAGAATATAAAGCAGACAAAGCACAATGTCCTTTGGGTGTTAAATCTACTAGGGATGGTGGTGCAACTATTGAAACACAAGATAGTAGATTCCTTGTTGTTGATGGCGCAACTGTATATAATTTCCAGATTAAAGCAAACACCAGTACGAAAAAGAGTGGTCTTAAATACGAGGCAACACAAGAGGGTGCTGCAGCAGCGAGACTTGGAAAAGCAACAGTAGAAAAAGTTTTGAGTTTGATGGCGTTTTATGGTTTGAGTTTTAATAAAGAACCAGACTCATACCCGTACTCTCCTGCCGAGTTCCTTGCTGAAAGGAACACGTATGCTAGAATGATTACAGATCTACAGAGAAAGGGCGTGACCTTCGGGCGTGGCGAAGACGTTGACAAAATGCTAGACACGCTGTTGTTCTTATTCAACGAAGAACCATGGGTTGCCAACTCCAAGTTGCAGCAGATCACATGGTTGCATAAAGTCATGATGCTCCCATCTCAAAAACTGAATAGATTTGCTACAGATCTGGTATTCCTATCTAAGAAAGAGGGTGCTGAATACGGACCATTCGGAAAGGTATACTGATGAGCAAGAACACACACCTAGAACACTTAGAAGATAGTATCCTCCTTGACGGTAAACAAGGAGCAGCAGATGCATTTAAGTTCTTAGACCTGCTTGGTAAAACTTTTAGTGGGTCTTCTAACAGTAGTTTCAAGATCACCACTAAGTGGGATGGAGCACCTGCTATATTCTGTGGCATATATCCTGGAACAAATAATTTCTTTGTTGGTACTAAATCTGTTTTCAACAAAGATGCCAAAGTTAATTTCAGCAATGATGATATTGAAAGAAACCATGGTCATGCTCCTGGACTAGTAGAGAAACTAAAAGCAGCGTTAAAATATTTTCCTGCTCTTGGTATACAGGGGGTAGCACAAGGAGATCTTCTCTTTACGGATGATAAAAAGAAAGAGAGGATTGATGGAAAGCAGTGTATTACTTTCCAACCCAATACAATTACATATGCTATCTCTGAAGATAATGAGATGTATTCCAAAGCTGATGCAGCAAAGATAGGAGTTGTATTTCATACAACATACAGAGGCAGTACACCAGAAAAATTGTCTGCATCTTTTGGATATGACATATCGAGATTGAAAACTAGTAAAGACGTTCTAGTTCTTAGCGCAGAGACTGATACTCTAGGCAAAGACACACTGCTTACTAAACAAGAGGTTGAAAAACTCAATAGAATGAGAGTTGCTAGTGCATCACTCATTCGTGTCGCTGGAGATTTTCTAGATAAAGTAGCAGAACAGATCGAAGCAAACGATCAACTTACAGTAGGACCAAGGTTAAAAATCTTTTTCAATTCTTATGTCAGACAGGGAAGAAGAATTACTAGTGCTGCTAGTTTTGTACGTGATTTTGAAGAGTATTTTGAGGCAGAAGGAATGAAAGCAGCTGCCAAGGTAAAGACACCTAAGGCAAAGGCAACAAAGCATATGAAAACGTATGCTGGTCTCGATTTCATCCAAGAAAACAAAGCAGCATTATTAAAAACTGTCGCACTATATACTACGTTGCAAGGAGCGAAGCATCTATTCATCCGAAAACTTGAGAAGGGTGAAAAGTTTGGCACTTACTTAAGATCTGAGAATGGATATGAAATTACAGCACCTGAAGGATACGTTGCTATCAGTGAAGGAAATAATGCTGTGAAACTGGTTGATAGATTGTCATTCAGTGTTGCTAACTTCAACGTATCTAAAAACTGGGTAGCAGGAGATAGTAAATGAAGGCAGCAGTATATTGTTTCGGCAGATTTCAACCACCAACAATCGGACATGCAAAGGTGTTTGATGCAGTTGCAAATGCTGCTAGAACATACAAAGCTGATGCTTACATGTTTGCTAGTCAAACTCACAAGAAAACAAGATATGACAATGAAAAGTCTAATCCGCTATTGTATGATGTAAAGATGGGATATCTCAAAAAGATGTTTCCTCAGTATGCAAATAACTTTGTTGTTGATAAAAAAATAGTGACATTTCTAAATGCTGCATCGTGGTTGTATATGAAAGATTACACCCACTTGTATATGGTGGCAGGATCTGATAGAGTGAGTAGTTATACAGAGAAACTAAATCAATATAATTGTCAACCAGATAAAAGCGGTGAAATTATATTTTGTTTTAGAAGTATTGAAGTAATCTCTGCTGGTACTAGAGATCCTGACGCTTCTGGAGCAGAGGGTATGTCTGGAACTAAGATGAGAAAGGCAGCACAAGATTTGGAAACAACTGCTTTCATGAGCGGTATACCAAACACTCTGTCTATTGATCAAAAATTAGAACTGATGCATGATGTTCGTGCTGGGTTGGTTTTACCTAAAGAAAACAAATGAAAGATTTTAAGAAACTACGAGAAGAAGCACTGCGTCAACAACAACGTCAGCAGGAAGTATTCAAAGAAGGTGATGCTGTTATGTCATCTCGCACTGGCGAAAAGGGACACATTCATAGAGTGGGTGGAAACTATGCCATCGTGATTTCTGAAGAAGGTAATATGTTTCGTGAGTGGATAAAGAACATTAGATCTATAAATAATACGAGACGAACCTTCCTTTTAAACGATGAATTATCAGAAACCAGTTAATACTGTCAACAACAATGATGAATTTTCATCGGGGTTGATGGAAGCATATGGTAGATGGATGGATGGAGAAACCTTCCAGAACACTGATCCTGTGAACCTCAATCTTTCCGAGGCACCATTTGATGGTATGGCACCTCAATCTAATGGTGCTGAGATTGAAGATACCACCAAGCGCAAGAAAGAAGCAAAGAAAGGTGCGTATGTAGGACAAGAAGCAGCACCTAAGGCAGAAGGAACTGAAGTTCTTGAACGTGAAGAGTATGAGATTGATGGTGAGACTTATGTAATCGAGAAGGCAAAGGGTCTTGATGGCAAGGCTTGCTGGAAAGGATACAAACTCGCTGGCACCAAGAAGAAGGGTGGTAAGACTGTTGACAACTGTGTAAAGGCAGGTGACGAACTAACCCACGATGGTGAGGAACTAGCAGAAAAGAAGCTTGATCCTGTAAACCACAAGGAACTAAAGGGTAAGCACGCTGATCGTAAAGATAAGGACATTGACAATGATGGTGATGTAGATGGTTCTGACAAGTACCTCCACATGCGCCGTAAGAAGGTCTCGAAGATCATTGCGATGGGTAAGAAAAAGAAATGAAGACATTTAAACAACTCCGTGAGGAGTGCAGTTGTAAGGATAAAGAACGTAAAACAAAAAAGAAAAAGAGTGGCAATGTAGAAGTCATGCCAAATATCCCTGATGGGCAGAAAGGCATGGTGACAAAAACTAATAATGAGAGTGTTGAGTTTGCTGGTAACTATCAAGGTCCTCTGTATGCAAGACATCCTGATCTTGTCATTGCCGAGAAGGCAGTGTCCAAAAAGCAGCAAAAATTCATGGGTATGGTCAGAGCTGCTCAAAAGGGTGAGGGCGCGTCGTCGCCTGAGGTTGCCAAAGTTGCTTCCAGCATGAAAAAGAAGGATGTAAAGGACTTTGCTTCTACTAAGCATAAAGGACTACCAGAGAAAAAGAAAGAGAAGAAATAAATAGTAGAGCTCATTTGAGGACCATACCATGCTCGCATTTTTACTTCCCCTAGCATCCAAAATTATCAAAGACGCTGTTGCCAAGATTCCCGAGAACGAGGAACTTGGTGAGAAGTTAGTTGAAATCTGCCTAATCATTCTCGGCAAGGCAGTCAAACTAACTAAGACAGATATGGACGATAAACTCCTCGCGGTTGTTGAACAAGCAATCCAGAAACGCGAAGAAGCCTGAGAATATAAATAAAAATTAGGAAAATAGTTTATCAACTGGAGTACGTATCCATGTCCCTGTATAGTCGTGCTGAAACGCAAGCACAATCAATTAAAGTTCTAAACACAACTGAGAAGGCTTCCGTTGCCAAGTATGAATCTGACGGGACCCTTGTAGCACACGATGGCAATACCAATGCTACCTCTGGTGCTGAAGGTAATGCTGCTATTCGATCAAGAGTTGTATTCATC